ACCAGGGCCAGCAGCAGGAGGCTGCGAAGGACCAGGACCAGGGCCAGCAGCAGGAGGCCGGCAAGCAGCAGGGCCAGCAGCAACAGCAGCAGGGCCAGCAGCAGGAGGCCGGCAAGCAGCAGGGCCAGCAGCAACAGCAGCAGGGCCAGCAGCAACAGCAGCAAGACCAGGATCAGGGTCAGCAGGCGCAGGCCGGTGGTCCGGTCATGGGTCTCGGGATGCAGCAGCCCGCCCAGCAGCAGGGCATGAGTTACATGGACCAGATGGTCCAGGACCAGCTCGCCCAGGACAACATGCTGGAGCAGGGCTACATGCAGGACCAGGGCCAGCAGATGGGCATGGGACAGCAGCCCGCCCAGCAGCAGATGGGCATGGGCATGGGACAGCCGCAGGGATGCGGCGGCGGCGGCGACTACATGAACGAGTTCGAGTTCGACGAGTCCACGATCGACGCGGAGATCGAGCAGCAGCTCGGTGGCGTCGATCCGCTGGGGCTCGGCGGTCTCGGGGAGGCGGCTTCGCCGATGCAGGCCAGCTCCGGCATGGGCGGCATCGACTTCAGCTCGCTCCACATGACCCCGGAGCTGGCGGCGGCTCAGCGCGCCGCGGAGCTGCGTGGTGATCTCCCGATGGGTCAGGTCATGCAGGCGGCGGCCGTCCAGGCCAGCACGCCGCAGGTGCAGGTCCAGTCCCAGCAGAACGAAGGCGTCTCCCGGCTGGGCGGCGTCAGGACGGCCTCGACGAGGCCCGTCAACGACCTCCAGGTGGCCCAGAGCCTCTGGAAGTCCGATCCGGTCATCCCCGACCCCTACCAGCGGTAGGAGACGGGCTAGTTCGTCCCCGGGGAACCGTTCGCCTGGTTCACGGCTGCTGCCAGGCGGATTGACCCGAGGATGCGAGTGAGTAAGCGGCTAAACTCTTGAGAGGTATCCCGAAATGGCACTTCCCGGCCAGGCTTCGGGCGAGTGGACTGAGTCGAGCGGATTCCTCCGCGAGCTGCACCGGGGCGTTCACAACGCCTTCGCTACGCTCACGGCGGATGCGTTCAACCAGGCCAACCCGCCCACAGGCAAGGGCACGGCTACCGAGGCGACGATGTTGGTGGGTGACACCAAGGTCGGCGTCAGGGGTGGTAGCTGCTGCTTCACCCGCCCCGATGCGGGCAACAACTTCGTCGGCGGACCCCTCGCTGGCGCGGCGAGCGTGGCGAACCAGCGTCCGCTCGGCGTCTTCATCAACGACGCGCTGGGTCACGCCTTCGAGAACTCTCCGGGCGAAGCGTCGGGTCAGGGGCCGTATATGTCCTCCCAGGGCACGTTCGGCAACCGGCTCTACGAGACCCAGGTCCAGATCGGCGGCGGTGCGGGCAACCCCCTCACCTACACGCCGGGGGACTGGCTCTACGCCTCCGTCAACGGCCTGCTCACGAACGTCGAGGCGGACAGCTTCGAGGTCGAAGAGGGCGGCGCCGGCACCGCAACCGTGGTCGCCATCTTGAAGCACGCCCCCGAGGCGGACTTCCCCGAGATGGCCTACGACCAGCGCATCTGAGGAGGTGACGACGATGCCTACCAGCACCATCAGCAACGCTCAGCGTGCGCGCTACATCGCCCACCACCTCCGCACGGCTGCGGGGCGCCAGTTCCTGGCCGCCTCGATGATCCAGCCCCTGCGGACGCGGCGGGACTACGCCAGCGTCGGACGCCGGACCTTCCTCGTCGAGCAGCTCCCCGATGGGGCGCTCGCTCTGTACGACAAGGATCCGGACGTGACGGCCTACGTGATCGGCGAGGAAGCCGAGAACATCCTGGCCGTCCAGAAGCCCCGGCGCGTCCACTTCCCGCTCTTCGAGATCGCCTCGAACCCGGAGATCCCACTCACGCAGGTCAAGGAGCGCCGCTTCGACCTCCTCCAGCGTGCGCAGGACCTCGCCAAGGCGCAGATCCAGGCCGCCGAGGACGAGCGCGTCTTCGCCGTCATGGACGCCATCGCCACGACCGGCTTCGACTCGATCGGACCGACGAACCCGGACATCCCGGTCGCCGCGCCGCTCACGCCGTCGGTCATGGCGGACGCCTTCGGGCTCATCGAGCGCCACTCCCTCATGGTCGCCCGCATCTACATGAACGCGGTGGACTACGCGGACATCCGCAAGTGGGGGCGTGACATCCTCGACACCGAGAGCCAGCAGGTCCTCCTCCGCACCGGCCTCCAGGCCGTCCTGTGGGGTGCACAGATCATCACGAGCCGCCTGGTCCCGGCCGGGTTCGTGTACGTCTGCACCGAGCCCGAGTACTTCGGGCGCATCCCGGTCCGTACCGAGCTGACCGTCCTCTCCGCGGACGATCCGAAGGCCCGGACCATCGGCTACTCTTGTTTCGAGAATGTGGGCATCGGAGCCCACAACCCGCGCGGGTTGACCCGGCTCCTCATCAGCCGGTAGTTCTCGGAACCACTGGGCTTCCACGGCACGGCCGATCCCTCCGGGGGTCGGCCGTTGCTTTTTGTGGTGTGTTGCGGTGCATTATGGTATGGTTCTACCCATGAAAGCCGTACCGTGTCCTTTCAGTTCGGATGAACTGCGCCGTCTCGTCTATGAAGAACGGCTGACCGACCGTGAGATTGCAGAGCGGGTGCCGGAGGGTACGATCCGACGGGTTCAGAGCTGGAGGAAGCGCTCCGGTGTCAAGGCCCAGCCTCGCTGGTCTCGGACGACAGTCCCTCCGATCCAGGGACGCCTTCAGTCTCTTCTAGTCGGGTCGATGCTGGGAGACGGGCGCCTGAGCTGTCCATCGGGCGTCACAACCCGGTTCCAAGAGAACCACACGGCGTCTCAGCTTCCTTACCTGGAGTGGAAGGCGCAGATGTGGGGTTCATGGGGACGACCAATCGCGCCCGTCGAGTGGGCGACGAACGGCAAGGTCTACCTCGGTCATCGGTTCCACACGGTGTCTCACCCGGATCTGAACGAGTGGCAGGCCCTGTTCTATCCGTCCAGAGGGAAAGGCGCGAAGAGGCTCGCTCCGGAGGTTGCGGGTCTTGTGGACGAGTTCGCCTTGACTGTTTGGTATCTCGACGATGGTTGTGCTTCGTGGTGGCCGGACATCACCTTTGGGATGGATGCTTCGTCCAGAGAAGTCGCTGAGAGCATCTTCGAGAAGTTTGGCCTCCGTCCGCGTTGGCAACCAAAGAAGGGCTTCACCGGTGAGTTCCACATGGAGCGTGAGGACACGGCCCACCGGTTCCTGGACATCATTCGTCCCCACGTCCCCCGGTGCATGGCTCATAAGCTCAGGGGCTTCGGCTTCATGGGCAAGCACTACACGGTGAGGAAGAAGATCGACCCGGCTGCCTTGCGGCGCATGGCGGCCGATGAAGTGCCGATCCGGGTGATGGCGAAGCGCCTTGGGGTGGGCGCCTCGACCATCTCTCGGTGGCTTCGCAAGCTGGAGATTTCTCATTCACGCAGGCGTGGGCGGCCGTCGAAGTTGGACTGCGGGTAGGTCTGATTCTGTTGTTAACCCGATCCTGGGTTGACACGACCGGATCAATAACCCATAGTCCGCGGCATGACGGAGGTGATCCTGCGTTGTCGCACCTGCGGACAACCCTTGCCGACGCTGACCCGGACCGAGCTGGGGAGCCGCTTCGTGCGGCTTCTCCATCCCGACTCCGAGGAGACCGACGGGGGCTTCGAGATCGACGGCAAGAGCGTGGCCGTGCGCACGTCCAAGCTCAATGCTCAGTCGGACCGTCCCACCCGCCGTTGGTCCTTCTCCAAGGGGTCTGGCGACACCGATCCGGACGAGTGGTTCTGGATCGGCCTCAGCTCAGCGGGAGATCGGGTCCTACGGGCCTGGATTGTCCCGGCCGCCGAGTGGACAACGCGCGTCACCCACGTCTCCGAGAGCCCAACATCTCAGTGGGCGCCCTTCCAGACCTTCCCCTCATCCGAGCATCCAGAGCCTCTGGCTGCCCACGAGATACAGGAGTCCATCATGGTGGCACAGCCGCTCACCGCACGTAACTTCCAGCGTGGCACCTTCAAGCGCTACGTGGCGATCATGAAGTTCAACATCGGATCGCTCTCCAACAGCCAGACCCCAGTGGACATCGAGCGCAACGAGTACGTTCACTTCGACGGCTATACGCTCCGCTTCAACGGTGACAGCCCCAACCAGGCCGACTGGGTGGACTACCGCAACGTCGCCTCGCGGACGATCGTCTCGGCCATCAACAACGGGTGGCTCGTCGAGGTCCCCGAGGGGGTTGCGGTAGACGTCAACCAGTGGAACTTCCAGCCACCATCGGCCAACATCCAGATGAGCGCGGCTGACCCTTACAAGGCCCAGCAGCAGGGTCGGGGGCAGTGGGCCGATGGCAGTGTGGTTCACCAGGAGGACCAGCAAGTCGGCACTGTGGCGGGCTACGTCCAGCAGACCAACATGCAGAACCAGCAGGCGTGGGACAAGCGCTTCGCCCAGCAGCAGTTCCAGGGTCAGGCCGTCCAGGTCCAGCACCAGCCTCAGCAACAGCCGATGCCCCAACAGCAGGTCCTGACCTCCTCGACGGCCGGCATGAGCGGGATGCCCCGCCAGGCCAACCAGGGTCCGCGCTTCATCCAGCACCAGCCGCCCCCGGTGATGGATCACGCCACCATGAACCCGATGTTGGCGGGGGGGTCCAACGTCGAGCCCCAGGATGCTCGTGTCGTCGCCAGCGTTCCGATCCGAGTCCCGGCGAAGCAGACGGCCAACATCGCTACGGGCAAGATGAACAACGGCCAGGTCGCCTACGACCGCGAAGGCAAGGTCGCTCCGCGCCCCGGGATGGTGACGGCCTACTCGAACATGGACGCGCAGGGCACGGCGGGACTCGGCGTCGTCCGTGACAAGCACGGCAACGTCATCGGCCAGTCCGGTCAGTTCGGCCAGCAGTATGGTCAGTTCGGTCCCGGTCAGTTCCAGGGACAGCAGGGTCACGGGCTCCAGCCGGCGTTCCAGCAGCCTCAGCAGGGCTCCATGCCTCCCGGCCAGATGATGCAGGAGGGCATCGTCTTCCAGACGCAGGGCGTCGGTCAGCAGGCGCAGCAGGCCACCGGCACGTACCATCAGGCGTCGGGGCAGGCGTTCGGAGGCGGCGAGCAGATCGTGGGCCGCGTCGGTCAGACCCGCGGCCAGGTTCCGGCCGGCCCTGGTCAGGTCCTCGACCCGCAGGGCAACCCGATGACTCCCGCGGCTCGTCAGAACCCGACTGAGACGCCGGTCATGCGCGGCCCGGATGGCAGCCCGATCATCGTGGCCGGCCCGAACGGCCAGCCCATGATGCTCATGCAGGGTCCGGACGGATCGGCCCAGTACGTCACGCCGATGGTCGTGGCGGGTCCGGACGGGATGCCCCAGCTTGTTCCTCCGGGCCAGACGGTCTCCGAGGAGCAGATGATGGGATCCGTCCCGGAGACGGAGACGGGCGACATCGACCCGGAGCAGATCGAGCTGGTGGAACAGCCGCAGGTCACGGAGGAGCACCAGCAGCTCGCTGCGGAGGCGGCCCCGACGCCGGCAGCCGCTCCCGAGCCCCAGGGGCCGCCTGAGCTGCACCCCGAAGCCGCCGAGCTGCTGAAGGGTCGCAAGCCGGTCAAGGAGATGGCGACGCGCGTGATCGGGGCCAAGATGTTCTGGCCCAACTTTCCGGACAACTGGCCCTTCAAGTCGAAGGCTGAGCTGCGGATGAAGCTCGCGGAGCTGCATGCGGAGCACCCGGCCTGCCTCAAGGCCATCTACATGGCCGAGAGCACGGGCTTCCAGGCGAAGATGCTGGAGAAGTGGCCGGACTTGCTCACGGCGTAGAGCGTCTCCGCCTAATCCGTTGATAGATAGGCTGGTTCGATGGACGACACACCACGAACCGCCCGAGACATCACCGACAGCCAGAGGGTCTTCATTCAGGAGCATCTGGCTGCCGGGCGTCGTGCCTTCTACGCGCTCAAGTCGCGGTGGGAGGAGATCCTGACGTGCATCGAGGAGCACGCCTCGCCGCACGGTCGAGAGATGGCTTACAAGTTCGCGGGCGACCACATGATGGCGGTCCCCGAGGAGCTGAAGGCGATGGAGGAAGCTCTGGACGCCGTCACCCTCGGAGTCAACGACTTGGAGACGAAGCGTCTCAAGGAGAAGATGCCGGGCCGCACGGTGGATGACTTCGCCAACGCGACCGACACCCGGTTGTGAGGCGATGGCTCTGAACGCGGATGAGGAGCGCCGACGCCGCATCGCTGCGCGTGCCCTTCGTCGGTACGCCAAGGACAACCCGGGCGGTGAGTGCTTCGATGAGGGCGAGTGCCACTCGTTCTACCCGGCCGTCGGGCCGCAGACGACCTTCGACGTCCGGCCTGAGTTCAACGACGTCGAGCTGGATGGGGTCGGCTACCGCTGGGAGAAGGGGCAGCGCTACCGTGACTCCGAGAGGATGGAGCGGGTTGCAGCTCGCATCCTCCAGCCGACGGATCGGGTCCAGCTCAAGACGGCGGACACCATCCCCGAGATCTTGTCGGGCTTGAATCCACGGGTCGAGCGCAAGTCCAGGGCGTGCTCATCGCGGAAGCTCCGCATGAGTCCTCAGATCTTGCGGTTCACCTTCGGCGTGTCGTGCTCTCCCCCGACGGGCTCGGGTGAGGAGCACATCGTCAAGGTCAAGGTGGTTCCGAAGACCAAGCACCCGCGCTTCAAGATCACCCAGGCCGACGTCAGGATGTCGTGTTCATGTCCAGCGTGGGTGTGGTGGGGCTCCGAGTGGCACGCTAAGCAGCGCAAGTACCTCGACCAGAAGCTCCGTGGATCGGGCTCGGCGCCCGACGTCCGTGATCCAGATCGGGTCAACATGGTGTGCAAGCACACCTATCTCGTTCTCCAGCGCATCAGCGACTGGACGCTCACGCATCCGGCTCACCGCCGGAGGAGATGAAGATGGCCGTCAAGGACTTCGGAAAGGCTCTCTCCTACACCAGCAACCAGCTACTCAAGCTTGGCGTGGATCGGGAGTGGGTCCACGCCTTCTGGCGCGACCAGACGCCCCAGGGCCAGATCATCCACGAGGCGGGGACCTACGGCGAGGCCCCCGAACACGCTGAGGACGACCAGTTCTTCATCAACCAGGTCGTCATCGACGTCCAGCGCTTCGTCTTCGGCGATGAGGGCGACGCGGCGATGGACTTGCCCGAGCAGCCGGCCACCGAGAAGGAGATGGACGGCAAGCTCGGGCCGATGACCTTCACCCGGATGACGACCTGGCTGGACTTTGTCAACGACGGCATCGAGGAAGAGATCCTGCTCGACCGCGTCCCCGAGATGACGTCGAGCGACCACATCATCTGGGCCGGCAAGCAGGTGCCCGTCCCGGGCGTACAGATCGTGTCACTGGAAGAGGAGAACGGCCTCGACCTGATCGCGGGCTCCAAGAAGAAGTGGGGGAAGAAGGAGAAGGGCTTCTCGTCCTGGGCCTCGAAGGCCCGCACGAAGGACATCCTCACGCTGGCCGGCCAGCACGAGAAGTGGGCGCGCATCCTGGGCTTCGTTCACTGGGACGCGGGGTGGAGTTCCGAGGGTGCCTACAAGATGCTCCTCCGACGGGGTCTTGGCTCGACCTGCGGTGTGGACCGGCCGCGCAAGTCGGACGGCCAGGTCATCGCCTATCAGTGGCTCGATCCTGGCCTCTACTACGGCTGGCACGGGTCGTCGGCGAACCCGCGGTCGCTCTTCAGCTTCGATATGAGCTGCGCCGTTTACGCCAAGTACAGCGACAAGTACAAGGCGCTCTGCGGCATCGAACGCCCGCTGCTCAAGATCAGTTCCCACGAGAAGATCGGTGGGAAGGTCTTCCTGGGCATGTACCGGGACCAGGTCCTCACGATGATGAGGATCCTGAAGGCGCTGAGCGAGTTCACTGGGCTGCCGTACCACTGGCCGCTCAAGGCCGACGGCAGCTTCCAAGGCAGGAACTACAAGCGCCTGTGGAAGGACGACTTCCACGGCGTGGCGGAGCATAGGCATCTGCCGAGCACGACGAAGTGGGACTGCCGGGGTCTGTTCGCCCAGATCTGCGCCCTCCTACTCAGCGTCCCCGAGCTGATGGCGGAGTTCCCCGAGTTCGTCGAAGCTCACCGTCTCCACGACGCCCACTGGGGGCCGTGGCTGGACAAGGTCAAGGCGTCTTGGCGCTGGAAGGAGTTGTGGTAGGATGGCGGCCCTAAAGCGTTGATAGGCCGTCATCAGCAGAGGTCACGATGATCTACGAGTTCCAATGTCAGACGTGTGGAGATCGAACGGACCGCCATGTCCGAGTGGCGCAACGTCACGATCCCCAGCCGTGTCAGGTCGCGGACTGTGACGGGGAGGCGGTGTACCGCTTCAACCCCGAGAACACGGCCTTCGTCCTCAAGGGGCACGGCTGGCCTTCCCGCGACGCCAAAGCCACCAAGTCCATGAAGGCTCGGCAGGCGAAGGCGAAGAAGGCCGCCCGGGACCACGTGCGTCGTCCGACCCTCCAACCCAACTTCGCCGGTCAGCCGACCGAGACGTGGGCGGACGCGAAGGATGCTGCCCATCAGTTCAACGCGAAGGAGAAACCCGAGGTCCCTCTCGACACGTCGAGCTACGACGGACTTGTCGAGAAGGAACGGATCTCCAAGCCCAAGCCCAAGGCTACGTCGGTAGCCTCTCCGGCCTGACTCACAGGAGCGACTGGCATGAATCGAGCCGTTCACCTTCAGACCGCTGGCGTGGATCGCATCCTGCTGGAGGGGGTCATCGACGGTCGCCCCTTCCGTGAGCGCCAGTGGCATCACAAGCAGGGCGTCTACCTGGCTCCCTCGCAGGTGGTTTCGCAGTTCCTCTTCGCCGGCATCCAGGCGGACTACTCGCAGCTCGTCGAAGCCGAGCTGTCGATGGCCGACCTCGGCTACCCCTTCGCGGCGACATCCGAGACCTTCTCCGGATGGGCCGACTTCGTCACGGACGAGGGTGCCCCGCTGCCGGTGAAGATCCAGGACCTGGCGACCGGCGGCCAGATCTCCCTGTCCACCTTCGACAGCATCCTGCTGGAGTCGCCTCCTTCGGGCGCGCTGACTGGCGGTCCGACGTTGGCGACGGCGGCCATCCCGGGCGACCTGAATCTGACCGGCACCAACCTCACCGCCGTCGCTCCGGTCGAGAGCAAGCTCCTCGTGGTCGAGCCCGGCCGCATCGACGGTGTGGACGCGACCGTGTCGCGGGCCTTCGGCGCCACCAAGTACCTGTTCGTCCGCAACCAGGACTGGCAGAGCTGGCTCCGGATCGGCCTCACCGGGACGCTCACAGCGGCCCAGTGTGTCGCGGCCATCAACGACGCTGTGGCGGCCTACGCCCAGAGCGTCGGCAAGCTCCGCCCGATGTTCCCGCCGCGCGGGAGCTGGGACGCGGGCTACTACCCCAACATCTTCGCCGTCACTCCCGCTCCGGGCGGCGCCGCCAACACCATCGGACTCTACGCCCACGGTGAGGCGTCTCGGATCGAGGTCGCCTCGGTGGCCGATGTCGAGGCCGTCGTGGGCGTGGGCAACTCCGCCAACGTCCTGCTGCTCGGGCTGGGCGCGGGAGCGCTGAGCAACGTGGGCGCTGGCACGCGGGGCACGGTGGTTCACGCCGACATCGTCCACGGCGGAACCACGCTCAGCGTGGGTGTCGGCGACGTCCCCGTCGGTACAGCGATCGGTGACATCGTCTACGTCAACATCAACGGGCGTGACCTCCACGTCCTCATCACGAGCTAGGAGCTGACCTGATGGCCGACCAGCTACGAGTAGTCAGGGCGACCGGGGCCGATGGTCCGGTGCTCTTGACGGGCATCTTCGCGGGCATCAGCAAGCGCCCGACGGACCAGTACAACAAGGGCAAGCAGCCCGTGTACGTCCCGGAGTCCAGCACGATCCCAGCGCTTGGCGCGGCCGGTCTCACGACGGCTCTGGTCGATGGGTTCATCGACCTTGATCCGACGATGGACGTCCAGCGGATGCTGAACGAGGACGACGGCAGCATCAACTTGCTGACCGCGGCCGGGGACGTGTCCAACTCGGGCGTCTATGACGACGCCGCCGTCGGTGAGGGAGTCGTTGCAGGCGCCAGCCTTCTCGCCGGTCCCAACCGGGTGAACGTCGTGGGCTCGCTCTTCACTTCGCTGTCGCCGGTCACCACGCAGCTCCACGTCCGTGACGCGGCACAGCTCGTGGGCGTCACAGGCGGGGCGACGAAGAACACCTCGGCGGCGGGTGCCAACGTCCTGACCGTGGCGGTCAACGGCGGCCTGTCCCACAACTTCCTCGTGACCCAGTCGGCCACGCTGGCGAACGGCGTCCTTCTGCGCGAGCTGATGCAGGGCTTCGCCGCCGCGGGCTTCAGCACTGACGAGCTGTTCGCTGACCTGTCGGACGCGGCGGCATCGGTAGGCACGCTCACGTTGACGGCCAACGTCCAGGACGGCGACGAGGTCGAGATCGACGGCAAGACCTACACCTTCCAGGTGGCGCTGACCGACGTGGATGGCAACGTGCTGGTCGGGGCGTCGGCATCGGACTCGATCGACAACCTCATCGCGGCCATCAACCTGGGGGCGGGGGCGGGCACGCTCTATGCGGCCTCGACGACGTTGCATCCCTCTGTCTTCGTGGCCCCGGGGGCCGGCGACACGATGGATGCGACCGCCAAGGAAGCGGGCGTGGCCGGCGATGCCATCTCCACGACCGACCCGACCGACACCGGCGGCGCGATGGCCTGGGGGGCGGCGACGCTGGGCGGCGGTGCCGACGGCACGACCGTCCGCATCTCCAGCCCACTGGGGTCCTCCTTGGAGGTCGTCGCGTCGGGTCTGGCGACCGTGCTGGGCATCACCCCGGGCACGGACACCCCGGCTGTGCGTGGGACGGTCGCCGAGGGTGACTTCGACACCTTCGAGGACGGCCTCATCGAGGTCCTGGACACCAACGGGGAGTATCCCGTCGGTACGGCCTCCGGCGACTACGCCGTTGTGATGGCGAACGGTCAGCTCACGGTGCGGACCGTCATCTACGACAGCGTCTCCTTCGACGCTCCCTTCGCTATCGTCGCGTAGTCGGGCGTGACGTGAAGGGATGGAGTCGATCCATGAGTACCTGGCCGAACGCAAGAGTGAGTTCTACGGTCTCGACTGGAGACCGCGGAACCTCTTCTTGTCCGGCCAGGTCCAGGAGATCTACTCCGATGCGTACCAGTTCTACCTCGACCTTGTGGACCTCCCGCTTCACGAAGAGGTGGGCGGAGCGCAGCTCGTCGAGTGGCGCAAGCAGATCCGGTGGGCGCTGGAGTCGGCCCGGAAGAACCGGCAGATGGACCACCAATCCTTCATCGGGGCCATCGCCCGGGTGTACGAGTTCGGGAACCGCATCTTCAGGCGTCTACGGAAGTCTGAGCTGTCAAGGTAGGAAGTTGTGAGCTACAACTACGACAGATCCGGTCAGAAGCAGGTGAAGGCTGCTATGTGGGAGGCGATGCTGAATCGCAAGTCCAAGGCGATCCAGTCTGCTCTGGCGGCTGGAGACTGGCTGGGAGTCAGGAAGTCCACTCAGGAGATGCTCGAAACGGTTGCGTACTTCGCGCAGCGGGCGGGTGACTCATCGACAGCTTCGTCTCTCTACCGGGCGTCGAGTAACCTCTGAGCTGTCAGGCTAGGAGCTGAAACGACATGGCACGAATCGGAATGGTCCGTGATGACCTCGACGACGCTCAGGTGCTGCTCGCAGACCTGGAGAACACGTCGCAGGAGAGCTACGAGTTCCGCGATGGGCAGGAGCGCTACTTCGCCCGCGAGGGGCTGGAGGAGGCCGTGGACGCCTGGCGTCTCACCAACTCCATCGCCGCGGTCACGTCGGCGGCCATCATCGCGGCGACGGTTCCCGTTGGTGGTCCGGTGGACGTCTCCATCGCCACCCTCAACGGCATCCACGCCTCGATCCTGGCGCTCGGTGCGGCGGCCAAAGAAGACCTCCAGGACATCCTGGCGCCCCACTTCTATGAGACGGAGATCTTCCAGCTCTCCTTCCGTTCGGGCAAGCTGGCGTTCTACGCGAATCCCAGCTTCGCCTACGGAGGTGTGGCGGGGGCCGCTCTGGAAGTCGTCGAGGACGACGGGGTCACGGCGTACCACGTTCCGTGAGCCCAGCGATCCCAGCGGACGCGAAGATCCACCGAACATCTGACCTGTACTTGGCTGCGGCCTTCCTCTGCTCGGGCATCAAGTTCGAGGGCGGAGAGCGCCTGAACGAGAAGAAGGTCGAGTTCGTCTTCGTGGATGAAGTGGGCGCGCTCCAGCAGGTCAGAGCCGACTACTTCAGCAACCGCCTCACTGGCGACCTGATGCAGTTCACTCAACATGTTAAGGCTCTCAAGAGCCTCGTCCACTCCCTGTGAGGTCGTCATGAATCCGATGGATGCTTGGAACGCCTTCGATCACCGTCATCGGGCCGCGTCTGACTACCACATCTACGAAGTCACCTTCTCCGACGCCCTCAAGAAGGACAAGCACAAGCGTGACATGGCCCTGGGGCGTCGGTTTCCGACGGGATGGACCGAACTGAAAGACGGGACCTTCGCGGCCAGTCCCCACACTTCGGGTGCCGCCCGTGGGCTCAAGGACAAGGATACCGGCAAGGCCATCTCCAAGGATGAGATGTTCAAGCGTCAGAAGAGGGGGTCGGTGGAACACGTTCTCGCTGCGTGGGAGGCTTTCGATCTCCGCATGGCCGCTCCATCCTACCTGGAGTACAGGAAGCGTAAGGAGCGCCAGGGGAAGCCCGCCCTCTCTCAGGAGGAGTGGAAGCGGAAGCTCCAGACCACGGGTCACGTTCCCGCCGAGGAGGAAGAGGAGGAGCCCAAGAAGAAGCAGCGTGGCGGCCCTCGCAAGAAGAAGGACAAGGGAGGCCCTCCTGGGGATCCCTTTGCCCCCCGTGATTCTCCCGAGTTCCAGAAGTTCCGTGAGTGGGCGCTGAAGAACAAGGAGAAGCTGGAGAAGGCAGAGAAGGCCAAGGGTGAGAAGGCCAAGGGCGAGAAGAGCTTCGCTGAGAAGAAGCAGGAGTGGCTGAAGAACGTCAAGGATCCCGAGGAGCGCAAGCGCATCCAGAAGATGGATCCGAAGGAGTTCGAGGCGATGGCCGCTGCTGTGGCCGACGAAGAGGAAGAGGGCGGGGAGAAGAAGGCAAGCTGGTATCGTCGAGAGGTGAGAGCTGCGATGGCGCTGGTTCGCTACCGCGAGGCAGCCCAGAACGTCATCACCTTCGACGGCATCAAGATGCTGGAGCGGGCAGCTCGCGAGCCGTTCATGGCAGAACGCCACATCTACACGGTCACGCGGCTGGCGAAGGACACCTACGAAGTGTCCACGCAGGCGGATCCCGAACGGTGGCCGGGGAAGGACCCCACGAAGTACGTCTACAAGTTCGTTCCATTCGGCGATCGTACCTTCACCGTTCAGGTGGTCCGCAACTCGGGATGGGGGCTCCTGCCGCTCTACTACGCTGTGGGACACGGCGACTCTCGCAAGGGCCAGAGCTTCTTTGTCAGCTAGGTAGGCCAGCCAGAATCCGTTGATAGAACTGCTGGGTCGGAGGTCCCTGCATGGGCGTTGTCTTCCGACCATCGCAAGAGCTGGGTCCTGAAGACCTGGACATCAACCTGACCGACTCTGGCGGATCGCCCACCAACGTCGCCTATATCCGGTACGCCATCTACTATGTGGACCCGGAGACCAGCCTGGAGATGTTGGTAGGCGACCCGGCGCGCACCCCCCTCAACCCGTCGGTGGGGACGTACTACGCCGCCTTCATCTTGCCCAGCTCGGCACCGATCGGCGACTACGTCATCCGCTGGACCATCCGGCAGACGGTCACGTCGTCGGAGACGACGTTGGTGCAGGAGTTCGGCGTCGTGGACGACATGACGCAGATCTCCTCGCTCTACTCCGACGCTACTCTGGCCCTCATCCGGAGCCTGCGCATCAAGCTCCGCGACAACAACCCCGACCGGAACTACCACTTCCGCCCGGCGACAGGCGAGGGCGTCCTCAAGGCTCAGACGCGGGTATTCGGCCAGATCTGGGAGGATGAGGAGCTGGTCGATTACATGGAGAACGCCCTCGACCTCATCAATATGTACCCTCCCGAGACGTGCCTCACGTCCATCGACCGGCTCGTCTCGTCGAAGCGGTCGTGGAGGTCTCTCCTCTTGGAGGGAGCCATCTTCTACGCGCTTCGCGCGGTGACGTTGAACTGGATCGTGGACGAGTTCGACTACAGCATCGGCGGCATCAGCCTGAGCATCAACAAGGCCAGCGCCTACCAGGGGATGGCGGATGCAGCCAAGCAGAACTTCGACGGCTTCGTGGAGGCCGCGAAGCGTACTGTCAAGATCACAAGGGGCCTGCGCCAGAGCCGGTTCGGCTTCGGCATCCGGTCGGCGTTCGGCCCCGCCGTGAGACCGGGGGTCCTCACCCCCAAGAACTTCACATCGGTGTTCTAACACCGGGAGATCACATCACATGACCGAACAGAATAAGCAGCCGCAGCCCGAACCTCAGCAGCCTCAGCAGCCTCAGCAGCCCGTCCAGCACATGATCAAGCTGGAGCAGCCCGAGTTCGACGTGGCTGTCAAGCTGTCGAGGGACAAGGACACGGCTCTGAAGGAGATCGGCCTTCGCTTCCTTGCAACGATGGAGGCGTCCAGGCACTACGGCAACCTCCTGTCGGGCGAGCAGCAGTACCTCCAGAGCCTCATCGCCAAGTACGATCTGCCGCCCCAGAGCTATCTGTCCTTCGGTATGGACGGGACCGTGACGGCGACGATCCCGCCGATGGCCCCGCCGATGCCTCCCATCGAGCAGCCGTCGTCCGAGACGGCCCCGCCTGCCGAGGAGATGAGTGGCAAACCCACCGGATAGGAAGACGCAGCTCCTGGAGGTCTGGGATCCCAGCCTCCCTCTGCCGCCCATGAATGTGATGGCGATCCGCTCTCACATCCCTGGGACGGTGGACATCCGCTGGGATGACCCCGGTTCGCTCCCCGCGAACATCAGCTTCCCGGTGAAGGGCGTCAACGTCTACCGTGCCTTCGACTCGCACTTCGGACCCTACGTCCGCCTCAATGAGGCGCCGATCCAGGCTGCCTTCTGGCGCGACCACACCCAGCTCGAGTGGGTCCACGGCGAGATCGTCACGAACGACCGCTGGATCTACCGCGGCGACCAGCCGACCAGCGAGCCTGGGTGGCTCCCAGCCTACATCTTCCAGACGAAGCATCCGTTCGTGAAGGCCGACACGCGCGGCTACACGACCAGCAATCCCGACCACCTGCATACCTCGGATCCCCGGGACGTCACCGTCACCATCGACGACGTGCCCGTGGCTCCGACAGCGGTGGTGGGGGCCAGCGGCGAGGTCTCACTCCAGGTCATCAGCGATCCCGAGCCGCTGACCGAGACCATCACGCCGTCTCGGCTGCCGGGGCCGGACAGCGTCGTCAGGTGCTCCTACTGGCGGGTGCGGCAGGCGGTCCGCACGGACCTGTGGAACCGCATCTTCTACCGGGTCACCACCGTCGCCGAGGTGGACGGCCAGCTCGTCGAGACGCCCCTCACGAGCGACCAGGTGAAGACGGCGACTCCGCTCCAGACGGAGCCCCTGGACTACGTCTGGGAGGAGGCCGTCAGGCGCAACCGCTGGATCGCCTACCAGGGCGGAGAGCGGGTCAAGGTCTTCATCCGGAAGGCCAACGGGGCGCTCTGTTCCTGTGTGGACCTGAACCATCGGCAACTCCCCAAGGCTGACTGCGGGGTCTGCTTCGGAACGTCGATCCGTGGTGGGTACGAAGGTCCCTACGAGATCATCGTGCCCCCCGACGAGTCACCAAAGGAGAAGCGCTGGCAAGCCACAGGCATCACCCCGTCTCAGGTGAGATCTGTTTGGACTGGTCCGGTTCCGCTGCTCAGCCAGCGGGACTTCATCGTCCATCAGAACGGAGACCGCTACGCCATCGGGCCGGTCACGACGTACACGGCTCGGGGGGCCATCCTCCAACAGCACTTCGATATGTCGATGCTGGGTGAGCTGGACATCCGCTACAAGGTGCCCATCGCGGGGACCGATCTGCTAGCCTATCCGGAGACGCGCACCGCGTCTCCGACGGGCGGGGACAACGCGACCGACCAGCTCATTCACCCGCAGATCACCGAGGACATCAACGTGCCTGACGGGCACGAGCACCGGGGCAACACCCCGACCTTCGAGAACATCCGCCATGACGGGTAGCGACTTCCTCAGCCTTCAACGGTCCGCCTGGGACGAGTTCGATAAGCGGGCCTCCGTGCGTCGTCTGGCGGGTCGGATCGATCCGAAGACCAAGTCCGGGGTGAAGCGGGAGCTGCAACGGCTCACAGGACGTCACCGTCGGCGGGGAGAGGCTCTGTCCCGGTTGATCGGGGCGTTGGACCTCTACGACCTCGGCACGGTGGACATCATCGCCCCCTGGCAGCTCGACACGCCGACGGGACTGCACTCCTTCCGCTTGGAGCAGACGGCACCGACCGTGGCTCCCATCACCGACACCGAGCTGGTCGTGACCTGGGAGAAGGTCGATGGCGGCTACCAGATCGGGTTCGAGCTGACATGAGCGGCGAGGTCTCCATCGAGCGCAGCTTCTACTTCGCTCCCTTCGCCAGGGCGACGCGAGCAAAGGTCACACTGTTTCGGCGTCGCGCCCAGGTACTCGACTTCGCCGGCCGAGAGGCCATCAAGGAGATCCAGAAGGAGATCCGGAGGTCCAGCTGGCTTCATCCGCCCAAGCGGCTTCTGAAGAGCTGGTCGTACAAGGTCGGGCCGAATACGGTGAAGATCTCGTCGGACCACCCGGCCGCCAAGTTTCTGGACGAGGGGGTGAAGCGGCACCAGATGTCGCCGCCGCGCCGTCGCGTCCCCATCATCACTGACGACGGCCGTCTCATCTTCCGAGACATGACTGCGAAGTCGCTGGCCGACGGACGGTGGATTCATCCCGGCTACCACGGAAAGCACTTCCTTCGCCGGGGAGCAAAGAAGGCGCGAGAGCGCATCAAGCAGATCCTCGCCGACAACGTCATCGCGCAGGTCGGTGAGATCATGGGCTTCAGGAGGTAGCAACAATGCACGTGAAAGGTCTCAAGGAGGGTGATACGACTCTGGCCGACATCGGCATGGTCGTCCCCGAGGGTAAGATCGTGAACATTCCTCACAACCTAGCCCGGCGGTCGAAGGACCTCCAGGCGGCTATCGACGCGGGTGACGTCCATCCGTCGGCGACCAAGGCGGCTCAGGACGCTCACCGGAACGCTCCCAAGATGGCTCCCCGGCCTCCCCTTCCGCCGCGGGCGGCTCCGCGTCAGGTTCCCAGTCCGGTGCAGGAGATCGCCGAGCTGAAGCGGGCGGTGGACCAGCTCATCAAGCGCGTGGGCAAGCTGGAGGGAGACAACGAGTCCCTCAAGGCCAAGGTCGCGTCACTGGAGCCGGCCAAGGTCGCGTCACTGGAGCCGGCCAAGGTCGCGTCACTGGAGCCGGCCAAGAAGGAGCCGGCCAAGAAGGAGCCGGCCAAGAAGGAGCCGGCCAAGAAGGAGCCGGCCAAGAAGGAGCCGGCCAAGAAGACCACCGCGAAGAAGGCGCCGGCCAAGAAGACCACCGCGAAGAAGGCGGGCGACAAGGAGTAGCTCGTGTTCTTCGTCCTCGGCAGCGCGGTCAAGCGCAGGATCATGCACGAGCTTCGGCACGCCTTCAGCAGGCACCCGATCTACCGCAAGATCGTGCCCTTCATCCAGCAGCAGTACGTCTTCAAGGAGCGGCCTCAGTTCGGGATCGTCATCAAGACGGCCTCGGCGACGCCGGCCTTGCTCTCGGCGGACCACTTCGTGGGAACCATCGTGAGCCACGTCATGCTGGCGACTGCCGAGGGCCGTCCCGGCCAGTCCATCGAGTGGGTCCGTGAGGACGTGCAGGCGGTCAAAGCCAACGGGGACGTCTTCCCTTCGCCTCCGGGTGTGTACTTCGTCGAGATCCTGAAGGAGCCAGAGGACACTCAGGAGGGGCGTCAGTACGGGTCCTTCAAGGTGGACGTCTTCCTGACGGTCCATGACGAGCGGGTGCTGGAGTGGACCAATGCGGTGACGCCGGCCGGAACTCAGTTCCAGCTCGCCCACACGCCAGCCCAGGGAACCGTCTTCGTCTCCCAGGACAGGAAGTGGCCGCTGACGGAGGGCACTGAGTACGAGATCGACTACACTCACGGCACGCTGACGCTGCTCCGAGACACCGACCCCAGGGTGGACATCTTCATCGACTACCGCTGGTTCCTGGAGACCCGCGGGCCGTTCGACATCGACTGGAACACGGCGGACAACCAGGCGATCCCCGGGGTTGTCATGGCCTTCGGTCGCCGCGTCCAGGCGGAGGGCGTCACGGCCGAAGGTGAGCAGCAGATCGGCGACAAGCAAGCCATCGTCGTCACCGGTCATCGTGTCGAGGCGGCCGACGAGTACGGCGGTCAGACCGAGATCTCGGTAGACTTCGACGTTATCGCCCGAGACCCGACGCAGATGGAGGAGGTGGCCGATCTGGTCTTCTTCCACCTCTGGGCGGAGCGGCGGCTCAAGCTGGCCGACGACGGGCTCGTCCTCACCGACTTCAGCTTGGGTGGCGAGGTCGAGGAGAGCTACGACGAGACCGAGCAGACCTTCTACTACAACACCACCTTCTCGATGACGGTCCGGACGGACTGGGCGATCTTCGTTCCGAAGCCGCTGACCTTCCGGCACATCAGCTACATGAGCCAGGACTCAAAGGAGCACATGGCCCTGCTCAACGACGAGCAGGCTGCCCGTCTCCAGTCTGAGCTGGAGATGGACCGGAACCTGGGGCTCACGCTGAACAACCGGATGCACCTCCGCGACCGGACCTGGAACTACGAGAGCATCGCCTAGCGCGAATCTGTTGATAGATGAGCATGGGTACGGAGGCGTGTCCATGCCCATCCATGAGTACAAGTGCGAGCCCTGCGACGTTGTCTTCGAGCAGTTCTTCAAGACCCGCTCGGAGGTGACGGACCAGTATCCCTGCTGCTTCTGCGGAGCACCGGCCACGAAGGTCATCTCGGCCGCCAACTTCACGTGGGGCACCCCCACGATGACTCGGGACGGCAACTCCGGAGTCTACGCGGTGGACTTCAACCTCGACCAGGTGGTCGGCCGCGATGCCAAGAAGCGCAAGCTCCACGTCGAGCAGCGCGAGAAGGCGAAGCGGGAGGCTCGCCGCCAGTCCCCGTCGGGGGTCCTGACCCGCGACAGGAACGGTGAGTACACGGGCACGCCTCAGAAGATCGTCTCGGCCCGCAACACGCTGGCCGGACACGTGAACCAAGCCTACCGAGATGCCCGGTCTGGGCGTGGCGGGTGGCGCGAGGGTGAGAGCCCTTCTCCTTCGTAGGAGCAGCCCTTCGGGGCGGAGATGTACCTCGGATCGTCGCAGCTCATCGGGCGTTCGTCCGGCAGATGAAGACACACGACTCACACTCGTAGGAGAGGTCCTGACATGACCGCACTGAATCTCGGCGGCTACCTTCCCCCCGGCGTCTACACGAGAACCATCAACGAGCAGCAGATCGCTGCGCTGCTCACGTCGCTCCGCCTCCCGGTCTTCATCGGGGTCGGCACGGAGGAACTGACGCAGACCGGGATCGAGGTGGTCCGCGGCAGCTCGTCCTCGGTGGACAACCTCATCACGGCCGAAGATGTCTCGGCTCGGTTCGTCGTGGACGACACGGACCCGAACAACCCGGTCCTCGGGTCCGTCAGCGGCGCTGTGCTGACCTTCATCGTCCGCAACCTGCCGATTGTGGATGGCACCGGCGCCGGACGGACGACGACCGACCCCAACGACCTCTCGGTCACAGTGGATGGCGTTCCGGTGGTGATCGCCTCGGTGAACGGCGCCACGGGTCGTGTCACGCTCCAGACCTACCCGCCCGCGGGCTCCGAGGTCCGCTGCACCTACTTCTTCAACCGCACCGACACGCGCATCACCGATGACCTGAGCGACCAGGTCACCGACGGTGCCGCGACGATGCGCTTCGTCTCCGAGGCGACTTACGTCGTCACCGAGGGCGTCAACGACAACCTCATCTTCACGGTGGACGGCGTCGAGTGGGACGTCACGATCCCGCCGGCCTCCTACTCGGCCGCGAGCCTCAAGGCGATCATCGACGGTCTCTCGATCACGGGTCTGACCGTCTCGACCGAAGCGACGGAGACGGGCGGCACGCGCCTCGTCTTTTCGTCCGCCCATCAGATCGTCATGGGCAGCGGCACCTTCAACGCCGTCTCGGGCCTGGCGAACGGCGCCTCGACGAACCGCAACACCGTGTTCACCACGTTCCAGGGTCCGATCGTCACGGGCTCGAACGGCGGCATCGCCACGACCGATCCGTCCCACGTCACCGTGCTCGTGGACGGTGTCCAGGTCATCCCGACGGCGGTAGACGGCAGCGCTCGTCGGATCACCTTGGTGGAGGCTCCGGCTGACGGCGCCACCGTGCTCGTCACGTACTACTTCAACACCTTCCAGGACACCTACGACCACCTCCCCAACACCGACGTCACGTCCATCATCCGCGCCGGCTATGCGGAGGGTCGCAGCGACTTCGCGGACGGCCAGGACTTCGTGCTGGCGAACGACCATATCAACTGGGGAACGGCGGTCGCCGTCGAGTCGGGCCTGTCGGCCGGGACCAGCTCGCAGATCTTCGGCTCCGTACAGATCGTCCCGACCCTCGTGGACGACTACCAGTACCTCGCGGAGGTCTCGCGCTACATCGACACGAGCGTTCTGCCGGCGGTCCGTCGTCAGAACGAGTTCGTGCTGGGCGACATCCCGACGACCGGCAACGGCCGTGACACCCCGCTGGGAATCGACCTGCACCAGACCATCACCAACGACCGCATCGACCTGCCGACCAACCGGCCGGATCTGGTCTCGGTCGTCGGCGCTCCCACGCTCTTCGAGGCGACCCTGGCGACGGCTCTCACCTCGTTGGAGGTGGACAGCTCGACCCGCCGCGTGAAGACCAAAGAGTATGTGGCCCCGGACGATCTCGTCTTCGCCACGTACTTCTACAACCGGATCTCGGACGACACGTTCACGCTCACGGTCGTGGCCCCCGGTGGCACGGGCGTCGGCTCCTATCAGGTCTCGTCGGCTCTCCGCGGCGGCTCCCTGCTGCACCAGGTCCGCTTCGGCGCCAAGGGCGGCGGACTCACCGAGAACGTCGTCTTCCCGCGCGGCTTCGATCAGCTCCACGGCATCATCCACACGGGTGGCGGCACGGTGGGCGCGGTCAACGAGGTCGTGACCGTCACGTTCCTGTCGGTGGCGGCCACGCCGGCCAGCTACACCACCGGATCGTCCGATCTGTATCTGCTCTACGCGGGCGCTTCGGACGAGATGGCGATGGACGTGGACGCCGCGGGCGCCTTCACTGTGGACATGGACTCCCCGGCCGTCGGCGGCGTCGTGAGCGACGTGGACTACTTCGACGCCGCCCCGAACCTCATCGCCGACATCGTCGCGGCCACCAACGACGTTCTGGAGCTGGAGGTCACCTACATCGACGGCAGCGGCAACCTCCAGACCGACACGCTGACGGTCACCTTCACGACCAACTTGCCGAACCCGGCTCCTGCCGATCTCGTCACCGACATCAACGCGGCGGCCGTGGCTCAGTGGGGCGCGGGCTCCGACATCGTGGCCGTGGTTTCGTCTCTCGGCCGGTCCCGCCTCTACTTGCGCGTCGCGCAGATCGGCACCGAGGTCCAGCTCCCGGGGACCGTCTGGCCGGCTCTGAACTGGCAGTTCGACTCCAAGGCGTCGATCCGCATCCTGACCAGCTCGACGGCGGCGGCCGACATCGGCTTCCCGTCCTCCAAGCAGAACGTCACCTGGGCCGCCGCGCCGTCGGCGGTCGTGGATCCCGCGACGATCCTCGGCTCCCAGGCAGCGGGCCTCGGCTTCACGGTCGCGGCCACGAACGACACGCTCGACCTCACCGTGAACGGCTCGCCGATCTCGCTGACCGTGCCGTCGTCGCTCTACGGTACCTACTCGGCCAACGCGATGGCCGGCGTGCTGAACCACCTCATGGCGGTCGAGCTGGGCCTCACGACCGACGTGGTCGCCGCGGACGGTCCGGTCAGCCACCTCGCTTCCCCCTCGCCGATCCTGACGACCGGCGGCGCTGGCATCTTCTCGGCAGGCGACGTCGGCAAGAGCATCGTCGTTGCGGGTTCGGCGGATCCGCTGAACGACGGTGCCTACACCATCGTCGGCTTCACCAACCCCAACAACGTCACGCTGGATCGGGCTTTTGCCGGTGCGGCCGACGTGGCCGTTCCGGTCGTTACGATGGGGATGCAGAGCTTCGCCTCGGCGGCCTACAACACCTACATCCGCATCACATCGGTGGACACCACGATCCCGTCCGATGCGGTCTACCGCAACGCGGGTAGCTCGCTCAGCACGGCGACGGGCTCGATGAACGACACGCTGGGCTTCAGCGATGACTTCACGGCGTCGGCCGGCGCGGTGACGAGCGAGGAGATCGTCACCGTTCTGAACGGCACCCCGGCTTTCCTCTCGATCGCCTCGGCGCACCTCGTGGACGTCACGGGCTCGGGCACCTTCTTCAGCATCACCTCGCACACGACGGGCGCGCTCAGCTCCATCGTGTTCACGACCTCGGCGGACACGGCCTACGTGACCGGCACGGGGATCGGCATCGAGGTGGGGGACGGCGACCTCGGCAACGATACGGCGGTCCAGGGCTACAACGTGGCCTCGTCACTCGGGGCGGGCGGATCGGGCACCACGGACCCGACCGCGGTCTCGGGATATGTCGGGCAGACCTACACGGACCCGACGACGGGTCTGCGCATGACGGTCCTCCAGGCCGACGACGGTGCCTACCCGTCCGGCGGCACCTTCACCCTGGAGATCTCCGACGTCCACATCGCCGACGCGGCCGTGCCGAACTGGGCGATCCCGGGCGTCGAGTTCCTGGTGACGGACACCCTGAACACGACCATCGGCGACACGGCCACGATCGAGACGTTCAAGAGGACCGGCGTCGAGCCCTCCATCGGGGACGTCTACTACGTGGACTACAACTACGCGAAGACCAACTTCGACGTGAACATCTACAGCCGCATCCGCGACGTCATCGCGGCCTACGGCGAGATCGCCACGCAGAACCAGCTCACGCTGGCCGCCAGCCTGGCCTTCACGAACGGCGCGGTCTTCGTCGGCCTGAAGCAGGTGCTCAAGCAGGAGGGGCTGGAGACGGCCTCGACGCAGACCTTCATCGAGGCCATCGACGAGCTGGAGCGCCCGCTCGATGGCAACGTGAAGCCCGACATCATCACCCCGCTCACGGGTGACCTGGACGTCATCGACTACCTGGGCCGCCACTGCGCGATCCAGTCGGGCATCCGGCACCAGGGCGAGCGCATCGGCATCTTCGGTGTCGAGTCGGGCGTCACTCCCGGGCAGATGCAGGTCATCACGTCGGGCATCACCAACGAGCGCCTGTGGGGCATCTACCCCGACTCGGCGGTCGTGGCGATCATCGACCCGGCCGGACGTGAGCGCGAGGTCCTGATCCCCGGCTACTTCATGGCGGCGGCCTTCGCTGGCTCGGCGGTCTCGCCGCAGTACGACGAGGCCACGCCCTTCGAGCGGCGCGAGATCAACGGTCTGCGCCGCCTGGGGCGCCCGCTCACCGAGGTCGAGAAGAACCAGGTGGCCGTGACCGGCGCGACCGTCCTGGAGGACGTGGACAACCGCGTCCGGGTGCGGCACGCGCTCACGACGGACCTCACCAACGACCTCACCAAGCTGCCGACGGTCATCCAGATCAAGGACCGCATCCACAAGGGCGCCCGGCGCGTCCTGGATCGGTTCATCGGGACCAAGTTCCAGGACCAGCGCATCACCGATGTCGAGCAGGCCCTGAACGAGTACCTGAAGCAGGAGCGGCAGGCCGAGATCATCGGGCAGTTCTCCCCCGCTTCGGCGGAGCGGGATGAGAACGACCCGACCACCCTGCTCGTGACGGCGACCTACACGCCGATCTTCCCGCTGCTCTACATCGTCGTCACCTTCCGTCTCCGCTCGGCGCTGTAGTGGGCGGGGCGGTAGAACCAGAGGGGGCTGGAGCTGCTGCGGCGGCTCCAGCCCCTGACTCCGCCATGACCGACCGTCGAGTTGCTGTTCTGAAGCAAGGGGAGCTGCCCCAAGGGGCGCTGCTGTACCGCACTGAGCACTCCGCGTGGGACCTCCGCAAGCGTGTCTTCCACTACGCCGGCAGGGCGGACGTCTTCGGTCAGGACCATCCGCTCCGTCTCCTCTACGAGCACCTGTTGGTCGGCTTGCAGCCGGCCGATCTGATGATGCTCCGCGGGGTCGCCCAGGTGGACGCGGCGGTAGCGGCCTTCCTCTACCTCTACCCCGACCGCATCAACCACCCCTCGATGGGCGAGTTCGTGGACTTCGTCTGTCGGTTCGAGCGGTGGGGGTCGGTCGGGTCGTTCGCGGGGACCAAGCCGTCCCTGCTCTACGTGCTCCAGGCCATCCGTGACGTGCTGCCGTCGGCCTCCGACCAGGCAGCTCTCTCGGATCAGGCCCTGACCGACGTGCTCATGGACGCCGTGTCGGTGCTGGACAAGTCCTTCACCCTCGACATCACGCTGGGGGTCCTTCCTGGCGTCGAGACGGTCCACCACGAGTCGGATCGGGTGGCTTTCGTGGAGGTCGCTCCGGGGACGGAAGAGGACGTCTGGGATGGGATCTTCGCGGCCGGCAAGGTGCTGGCCGCCGTCGTCCGCCCCGAGGTCGGCGATGGTCGCCGTAACGTCACGTTCATGCGGCGCTCGATGCTGGTGTGGGACCTTGACTTCGACGTCTTCGCGGCGCGTCTGAACGCGGCTGAGCCGGGATGGAGGATGGAGTCACCCCTGGCGATCGTGAGTCCTGCGGGTGGAACGGCCATCCCATCACAGGATCTTGTGAGCCTGATGGTCGGGGCCGTAAACTGTTGATAGGCCGTCTCTGGCAGAGGTGAGCTGAATGAAGACCGGCAACTACATCTACCGACAGGGTGTCGCCCCCGAGACTCGGGTGGCCGTCTCCCAGAAGAACAAGATCTTCACCAAGCACGAGGGTCTGACCGAAGGCGGCTTCGTCCAGGTGGGTGTGCTCAGCACGTTCGACTTGTCCGAGTCGCGTGGCGTCGAGCCGGTGCGTGGGGTGGGCTATGGCGATCAGGTCGCCGAGCTGGTCCCGGGTGTGACCGAGCCGATGGCGCTCACTCTGAACCGGATGCTGCTGTACCTCAGCAACATCTTCCAGGTGCTCGGGTACAAGGCCGGAGGATCGGGTCTGGTCCGCTCGCTGAAGCATCACCAGTGGCCCTTCGACATCAAGCAGGAGCTGGTGATGAGCCAGCTCAGCTCGAACGACGCCGAGGGCCTGGGCAACGGCTTCAACTACAAGAACAGCTCGGACGCGCCGGACACCTTCAAGGCCCTTTTCACCTTCTACGAGGCGTGCTGGATCAACTCCTACGACACCTCGTTCCCGGCCGATGCCGCCCAGGTGACGGAGAACTGCTCCGTGACCGTGACCGACGTCATCGACGGCACCTCGTCCTACAACTCGGTCGTCCTCGACTCCGGCAACAACCCGTTCGTCACGACCGACAAGACCGGCTCCTTCCGGTTCGAGGGGTCGGGCTCGGCCGCCCCGACGGTCCCGGGTCTGGGCTAGTCCCCGACCTTCGTTCCTCGTCAGCCTCTGGCTGATGTTCGCACGGCGCGTGCGTGAGATCACATCACATCCAATGAAGATGAAACTGGAGCCTGTTACTGGGCCTCGCCCAGGGTAGATGTGAAGGAGATCCGATAGCATCGGTCAGCTCAAGGCACGCGCCTCCAACCCATCCCATCGGAGGATCACATGAGCGGGCTCGCTGCTATCCAGGCATCCCTTCGTAAGCTCCAGAATCTCGGTCAGGCGGAGACCGAGTTCGACCTTCCAGCGTTCAAGATGCGGCTCAAGATCCGCCTCTTGTTCCCGGCTGAGGAGCATGTCGTTCACACCATCGCCGACGCCGCCCCAGACGAGACGCTGCCTTACTTGGACACCTACCACTGGGAGTGCGTCTCGCGGGTGCTCATGGCGGTCTGGATCGACGGGCAGGCCATCTTCAACTTCACCGACGTGACCCGCATGTCGCAGAACCACGACCGCGAGATGATCGAGGTCCTGGTCGAGGAGCAGGACGAGGCCACAGGGAAGACGGTCGAGAAGGCGCAGTGGATGGAGAAGGCGGCCCTGCTCAAGCCGGTGGTCAGGAGCTGGGGCCGGGACATTCTGAACATCATCTTCAAGAAGTTCCGCGAGCTGAGCGACGAGCAGACGGCGAAGTCGAGGCAGGGGGTCGAGTTCAAGTTCAACTCGATCGAGGACGAGATCAAGGTGCTGGAGGCTCGCATCCGTGTGCTCAAAGAGCGTCTCGACAACGCGGCCGTCGTGGACAAGGCGGTGGCGACCTTCCAGAACGTCGTGCAGAGGCCGCTGGAAGAGGAAGAGGCCGTGCAGGTCGAGGAGTCCTTGGACGTCCGCGACGATCGGTCCCTACGTTCTCAGCGTCCCGATCCGGAGCCGCCAACGACAGCTCCGGTCCCGCCGCTGGAGTCGGCTCCGTCTCCGGATCCGGCTCCGGTCATGGACGAGCCGCCTGTGCTGGCCCCGCCTCCGGCTCGACGTCGTCCGCAGGTGCTCACCCAAGACGGTCAGGACATCCCGGTCTACCACCATGATGGGGGCGTCCTGGAGGAACACGAGGCCCCCATCACGGCGCCCCCGATCGACGCTCCGCCGTCTGTCGGCCACAACCCCCACTTCACTGGTGGTCGTCACGTGCGCGACCGTAGCCAGCGGAAGCCGTGAATCGGGAGCAGATCGAGGAACTTCAACAGCTCTCCTCCGTGGCTGAAGCGCAGGAGCGAGAGTCGGTCTATCTGCGAACGGATCTCTCGCAGGCGTTCGGCGACCTGGAGGACATGCTCTTCCGGGGGTTCATCACCACGGTGGCCGACTTCGGTGAGGTCCGGATCCTGCTGAAGTCGGTGTCGCCGGCCGAAGTTCACCTGGCCGGCTACTACGCCGACACCATCGACGGGATCGACCACGCCGCTCGCAACCGCTACCTCTTGGCCGCTTCGGTCTTCCTCATCAACGGGTCGAACGTCCTGGCGAAGCGGGCCGAGATCTTCGAGGACGTGGTGACGACCCTGGCGTCGCTCTCGACCGACATGCAGGCAATCCTCCTGCTGCGTGTGATCCAGCTCCTGGATCGTAGCACGCGCTGTATGCACCAGGTCGATGGCTACTGTTGGCACCCGATGTCGCGGCAGCGGTGGCTGGCTGTGCGGGGTCTCCAGCTCAATAGCTCGTCGGTGACAGGCGTGCCTGGAACCGACGTTCTGGGCTTGAACCAGTGCCAGCAGCTCTGGCTCGCCTTGAATCGCCTGGAGGACGACCGGATCCAGCGGGAGTCCGAGTGGGACAACGCCAAGTTCGTGGCCTCGACCTGGTCGAAGGGGGTCAAGCAGATCAACGCGCGCGACCGGACACGCCTGAGAAGCCTGGACCTGGAGCGTCAACACACCTTCCTTCGGGCCGCGGGGATGGAG